GTTAGAGATTAGCTTTCAGAGTCAATGGAGTACTGGTACCTGGTGTTTAATTAAGATTGCTGTAGGACCAGGGTTTTTACAGTTTGTTCTATTTGGTATTAGCTGTCAGATAGTTTATGACCGTCATAGTTTTGAGAAGTATTATAATTCGAAGATAGAGAAGACTATGTATATATAATGGCTTTTGAACTCACTACTGGAGTAAATAAGATACAAGTCTTAAAGAAACGTATTAGAGCTATACAAGGAGGTACTTCTGCTTCTAAGACTATCGGGATTCTTTTAACTTTGATTAACCTGGCGCAGAGGGATAAGAAGGCTACTTTGACTTCTGTGGTTTCTGAGTCTTTTCCCCATTTAAAGAAAGGGGCCATGAGGGACTTTCTTACGATAATGGAGCAACATAACTATTATAACGAGAATTCATGGAATAGGACAGACTTTATCTATACCTTCGAGACTGGGAGTAAGATAGAGTTCTTTAGTGCAGACCAAGAAGGAAAGGTCAGAGGACCTCGCAGACAGAGACTTTTCATAAATGAAGCCAATAATGTATCTCATGCTATATTTGACCAGTTGGAAGTAAGGACCTTTGATACTATATGGTTAGATTGGAATCCTTCTTCTGAGTTTTGGTTCTATACTGAGGTTTGTGGGTGCGGGAGAGAGAACTGTGCCGGAGAACGTAAAGATGTAGACCATATAGTTTTAACGTATAAGGACAACGAAGCCCTACCTAAGGGTGTTATACAATCCATCGAGCAACGTAAGCGTCGTAAAGGGTGGTGGACGGTATACGGTAAAGGAGAGCTCGGAGAAGTAGAAGGTAAGATATATCACGGTTGGGATATTATTCCTGAAATTAACAAATATGCACGCTTAGAACGTTATGGATTAGATTTTGGATATTCTAATGACCCTTCTTCTTTAGTTGGTATATATTATTACGACCAAAGATACATTTTAGACGAATTGTTGTTTTTAAAAGGAATGTCCAATAAACGAATAGCAGACCTTATTTTAGATCAACCCAATCCCAAGGTGTTAGTAGTGGCTGATTCCGCAGAACCCAAGAGTATAGACGAACTAAAGAGTTATGGGATAAATATAGTCGGAGCTGAGAAAGGCAAGGATTCTGTATTAACCGGTATACAGATGATCCAAGACCAGAAAGTCTCCATGACCCGCCGTTCTGTTAATCTAATCCGTGAGTACCGTAACTATCTATGGGCCCACGACAAGGCAACGGGTGAGATTATCGGTATGACCACTATAGGGAAACCCTCCACACCTGAACATAGGTTCTCTCACACCATGGATGCTACGAGATACGGGATGGTGTCTCTATTAAAGAAACCCAAGTTCAATGCTGCAGCAAGCGCACCATATAAGCTGTTCTATCCTGAACTAGGAATATGAATGTATTTACTTGGAGAGACGGGAAACCAGTAGTAACTGGTGATACGGTACATTATTTTGAAAGTGTCCATGGTATACCAAAGGATGTGTTTATTGATATGCTCAAGGAAGATTGGACTAATTCAACCTTTGAAGAAAGGCAAGCGTGGTTAACAGGCTCATATGCGCAGTATACAGATACGCACAATCACGTTTAAGCTAGAGGGTGCTGATGAGGAACAAACTGAGAGATGTCGGAGTATTATCCATCGGTTACTGGAATTAGGTTTCTTTAATATCAGAAGAGGTAAGGCTATAGTCTCTTTTGATCACTTAGGGAATATGGGGTCTTACCACATAGAGGTAAAGAAGTGGGAGAGAGAAGATGACAAACGCCCTAGTAAGGTTGAACAATTGCTAGAAAGTGTTAAAGTAATCTCTAAGTAGCGTAAGCATCTAAGCCCTAACTCTAAACTATTGAGCAGGCGGATTGTATCCGTCTTTTTTTATGCCACCATTACATCCAGCGCAAGCAGTAGCATCAAATGACCCGTTCTTAGCTGCCAGGCTAAAGGAAAAGAAGGTAGCCAGGGAGTTTCAACGTCGTCGCCATAATGACTGGAACGAGATATACGAGTTATATAGGAACCAACCACGCCTTAATAGGCTGACCCAAAGACAGTCAGTCAATATCCCGTTAATGAAAGAAACTGTTAAGACCTTGTTATCTAAGGTTGATGAAACACCAGATATTAACTGGCAAGAATTAGGTGGAGATGAAGGTAAGGAGATTATCTTCCAAGAGATGTGGAACAGTGACTTCGCTTTAGAAGACTACGAAGGTGTAGACATACAAGACAAAAAGAGTGTCCTCATGTACGGGCGTTCGTTTAAGAAGCTCAATCTAAACCCTCCCAAGGATAGGGCCGATAAGGGGTTAATAACCGTAAATGCTTTAGACATATACGACGTAATAGTAGACCCCCTCACCAACCCCCTCAAGCTAGAAACAGCCAGATTTGTAATCCATCAAAACATTTTCCGTTCTTTGAACGATGTATTAAATGACCCTCGCTATACTAATGAAGGTAAAAAGAAACTCCGCATATTCAAGACCACCGAAGACGCTGTTATTATTTCAGGCTCTAACCAAGAGGAGTACGAAAGAAAGATGGAGCGCCAGAAAGCAATGGGCCTACACACCCGTGCCTTTAGTGGACACTACTTTGAGTTCAGTGCAGGGGAAGTAATTGTCAATATGACAGAACACATTTCCAATATATGGAATCCAGGTAAGAAGAAGTTTGAGAAACAAGTAATCGTCTATGCGGATGACATGGTAGAGATGATGCGTATGCCATTAAAGCAAGCTATTGGCATAGACTCCTACCCGTATGTCACCTGGACCGAGGATATAGAAACAGCAGACTACTGGCCTGACGGTCCGGCTGATTTAGTCAAGACTCCCAATAAAGTAGTCAACGTCTGGTTCTCACAACTAGTAGAAAACCGCACCCTGAGAAACTTCCAGATGCACTGGTACGACCAGACCGCCGGAAACTACACCGCCCAAACCTACGAACCAGGACCAGGTAAGATGCTACCCGCCCCAGGCAACCCCAAGGACGTTATCATGCCCGTAGACATCCAAGGCCTAGATGAAACCCTCACAGCGATAGACTTCTTATCTAGAATCATAGAGAGAGGTTCTGGCGCTACCGCTATTGAAAAGGGAACTGGAGAGAAGAAGAGAACCACGTTAGGAGAAGTAGAGATACTAGTAGGTAAGGCGTTAGAGAGAACTAACGCTATGTCCAAGTTCTACCAAAGAGCCTGGTATGACTTTTCAATTAAATGGTACGAGATGATGAGCGCTAACCAAAAGACCCCTCGTAAGTTATTCAGACTATCTCACAAAGGCAAGCTATGGCCTAAGACAGTAACTCCTAAAGACTGGAAGACCGAGACTGGTTACAGACCCGTCGTAGCATCATCGTCCGAACACGAAGCGGAACAGACTAAGGGTATCCAGAAGTGGGACTTTGTTATCCAGCGCAACCCAACCAATAAAGCTTTAAGAAGCATCGGCCTGAAGAGACAGTTGGAAATGTTAAAACTTAATCCTGAAGAATTAAGACAAATACAAGAAGGAGAGAAGGATGCTGAAGATGCCACCCAACAAGCTATCGCCCAAGAACAGGCTCAAGAGGGGCAGTCGACAGGCTTACAAAATGTTCAACAAGGTATTAATGAATTAAATAATCTACAAAATGCCTGAAATATCTGATGAAGAATTAAATAATATCCAGAACGGTATTAAGAAAGCTGTTGAAACTGAGAAGCGTAGTCAGCGTCTGATTGCATCTATTGGTTCGGCTATTATGGGTCTGTTGCAGCCAGCGCTGGACAAGATAGCGGACAGCATTAAAAGCATTACACCTGAAATTAAAAAGGCTGTGGCAGAAGTTAAGGTGTCTGCTGCCCCCCCAGCACCAGCGGCCAGGCGAGCTGCGCCAGCCAAGGCAGCGCCTGCGGCAGAGGCAGCAGCACCGGCAAGCGCTGCGTCAGCAGCACCGGCAGCCAAGGCAGCACCACCGGCTAGGGCAGCCAAGGCAGCCCCTGCTGCGCCACCATCAAAGGTTACAGTTAACGTCCCTAAAAATACTGACCTGATTAAAGAGATTAGGCAGATGGCTAAGGCAATCTCTGAGCAGAAAACTCCGTTCATGCCGAGCAAGATGGAAGTTAACTTCAGTAAGCCTCAATCAGTTGTAGTAACAGATGCTTTGGGTAAGCCCATGCTAGGTCCTATGGGCGGTGGGGGAGGAGGGGGGGGTCCATCTAATGTACATATCAAAGAGATATTCGGTTCAGCCGGAGCAAGCGTCATTACTCCTGATGGTAGGTTAAAGACAGAATTAGCCAGTGGAGGCGGAGGGTTAACGGACACAGAGTTTAGAGCATCAGCAGTAGAAGTAAGGCAAGTTAGTGGCTCATCAGACTCTGTTGTAGTTAACTCACAAGTCCCAGGTACTGGAGCTACTAATCTAGGTAAAGCAATAGACGACCCCGTAGGCTCAACCGATACGGGTGTAATGGTGCTAGGGGTACATGATGCAGAAGCCAGCAAGGTAACTCCAGCCGAAGAAGACTTTGACCACTTACACATAGGAGAGTTAGGCGGACTTTCAGTAGAGCCAGAACAACACAATCACTTAGATGAGATGGACTCTACTTCAGGCTGGACAGTTTTAGGTAATGACACTATTAACCTCAATACAACGAGTAATCACTTGACTGGCAGTAACGCCTTGACCTTTGACAAGACTGATGGAGATGCCAACACCGTAATAGCGGGTATACAGAAGACCATTACTACGCTAGATATGGGGGAGTTGGACCTTCACGACATAGTCCAAACTGCTTGTTTTGTATCTTCGGTATCTCTAATATCGTATGTCTTTATTAGAATTGGTACTAGTTCCTCTAACTACAATGAGTGGAGGGTTGAAGATACTCAATTAACAGCTAATGAGTGGATTGTCTTAGGGGTACCCATTGGTAATGCCAGTAACACTGGTGCCACTGGTACAGGTGTGGACTGGGGAGCAATTGCTTACATTGCAGTTGGCGTAGCCTTTGATGGTGAAACAAACGCTCTCTCTGGTATTCTCTTTGATCAATTAGGAATATTCACTAACTCCCATTCTACTGCTAGTTTATCGTCTGAAGTCTCTACAACTATCAGTACGGCTAAGGTAGACCTCCAGAAGATCAATGGTTCAACTGTAGACAAGGGAGCAGGTAATGCATCTAATGGTTCACAGCGGGTTGTCATAGCGACAGACGATGTAAACCAGGCAGCTATTAAGTCAGCAGTGGAAATAATGGATGACTGGGATGAAACGAATAGAGCTGCCGTCAATCCAATATCAAGTGTTACTGGTATTGCGGGTGGGACAGGGGCAGACGCTACTAATGTAACCAGAGTATCTCTCGCTACTAATATAGCTCTGCCCGCAGGGACAAACAATATTGGTGATGTAGATATAGCTTCAGGTACGGTGACGGCGGTTACAGATATTACAAACAGTGTTTCAGTAGCTACTTTACCAGAAACCCAACAGGTCCAATTAAACGATGTAAAAGTAGCCACTGAAGCCACTCAAGCAGCGGTAGAGATTATGGATGACTGGGATAATACTGCATCCGACGGGGCTAGCGTAAGCGGTGACGTGGCCCACGATGGAATAGATGCTGGGGAACCTGTAAAGGTAGGTATGAAAGCTGTGGCATCTAAAGCCGATCCAACTGAGGTAGCGGCGAACGATAGAACAGACTGGCTTGCCAGCGTCGCCGGAGTTCCTTGGGTTATTGGTGGGCATCCAAACGTGCTTAACGCTTCGATCAATATCTCTGATGCAGATGGAGCGCAGACTGACACGGCTATTATTACGGTGGCAGCGAATTTATCTATCGTGGTTACTATGATTCAGGTTTACGTAGACGAGGATACGACTGCTGGTACTCAAGTCAGGGTTGGTTTTGGAACAGCTAACACTCCAGCGCTAGATGCCGCTGGTGTGATTATGAGTCGATCAGGCATCCCCCCTGGTGGTGGTGCGGTAGCTGGAACAGGAGCGGGGATAGTCGGTCAGGGTGCGAGTAACTCAGGGTGCGAGTAACGAGGATTTACGAGTTACTTCTGCTGATCCTACTGGTGGTAATATGGATATACTCGTAAGCTATTACGTAATTGCTATCTAATATGCCTAAGAAAAAGACTAAAATATATATTCGCACTTTCAAGTTTGGTGATGGTTCTGTAGGTGTTGATCCCATATTAATTTAGTTAATTGCAAAAACAGACACCATTCCTGGTGCCTGCGTGTGATTTACGTTAAGGCTTTTCTATATTCTAATACACTATTATCCTTTGTGCAATAGTGCTGTTATTTCTGCTTCTACCCTTTCTCTCTCTTTTTTAGAGGTATTTATTAAATTAAGTAGTCTTCGGTAGACAATTCTTAGTAAGACTAATCTCTCGTTCTTCTGGTCACTGTTGTCTAGTTCATCCCACATAGAGTCTATCATGTCCAATTGAGAGTGACAGAACTGACGCATTGTGTCCTCGTTTATGTCTGCTCCTGTTAGAGTGGCTTCCCAGCTCTCAAAGGTAGACTTCTCATCAAAGTTAGGGTCATAGTCACCCTTCAGTTTAGTTACGTCTACACCCCTCTTATTTAGTAATTTCTCTAGTAGAGGATGCATTCAAGTCTTGTTTTATCTAGCGAATGGCACAACGCCAGATGGCATAACAGGGTCTTTTACTGCCGTTGTCGGTGCTTCTGCCGCTGCTGTCTGACTAGCCCCGATGTCATTATCTTCTCCTTGTTGAGAAGCTCCTATATTAGTATTAGAGGCCATTATACTGTAGCCCCCGCATCCGTAGCGTCTAACCCTGCATCAATAGCGTTACTACCTCCGCCTAATGTAAAGTCACCGTTAGCAGGATCAGTAAGGCCAGGGTCTCCTGTTACTGAATTTGATCCTTTTACTAAGTTATTAACATCCGTTGTGTTATCCCAGACATTATAGTCCATATATACAGAGAGATCAGCTTCTTGCCAGTCTACTCCTGTTGTATTAGCATCAAATACATTATTTAGAATAGCCCAGCTAGTATTTCCTGTGCTGGCCATATCTATTCCTGTCCCACAATTATAAAAAGTACAATTAATTGCTACCCCAGCGAACACATTAACTGCTCCCCGAAACCCAGCAGTGGCCATTGTGTCAAATACACAGTTAATAGCAGTGCTATTGCCGACGGCAGGCTGTAATCCAACATCCGAATCATGAAAGTAACATCCGTAAAATATGCTGTTTTGGTTAGGTTTAGATCCTGCTCCATTGGTAGAGATTAACTCAGTTTTTATGACTTTAGTTCTTTGTAAAACGTTCATAGCTTCTCTGCCAGCCGAGCCACTTGAATTAGTAGCTTTACAATTTATTACCATGCCATCATTGTCTACTCCCATTCCCGTTGAATTTGTATTTGTAAAAATTAAATTCTTCACTTGCCAGAAATTATCAAAACTAAAGTTATTGGCTGCCATTGCAATAACTGGCCTATTGGAGCCGGTTGGGTTGTCTCCTCTGCTAGAGTTGTAGCCATCTATTATAATCGGAGCTAAACCAGTTCCATCTTTGGATGTTGTCACTCCACCCCCAGTTAAAGTCATGGTGCCATCGTTTTTAATATGAATAGTATTTCCAGCAATAATTATGTCGGCATCATCGATAAAAGCATCAAGTATAATATCTAAAGCACCACCTAAATCTCCGTTTCCGCTTGAGACACCACCCACAGCGTCATCTGGTGCTCTGTCTAGGGTCACAGTATTAGTATCAGTACGGGCTGTTACCCGATAAAAACCTGCATTTACATTAGTCCCTGATCTTATCTGGATGTAATTACCTATCATAGCAGCTGTGAACCCACCTGTAGCTGATGTTAAGGTTGTTACCCCAACACCAGAGGTGGCTAGGTCTGTTAGTTGTAGTTGAGCTGAATCCTGATTAGAGTAATCAGTCCCTGATGCTGCTGTGTTAAAACCTCCACCAGCATTAGCATCTCCTGCGGTAGCTCTAAATTCCCAAATGTCTGTAGCTGTAGCTGCCATATCACAAATCTCCAAGGTCGATAGACTTCCCTTCTTGTATAAAGCCTTTTTTATTTACTGGTTCAACAGGTTCTTTTTGATCGTCTAAAACCCAGTCTTCGCCATCACTCTGTACTTTTATTAACCTATTGTCGCCACCTTCCACTGTATTACCGTCAGGGATCACACAATTATCTAAGTTACATCTCTTGAAAGTAACTCCTGTCATATCAGAGGGGAAAACATCGAAAGGTGGGACATCACTCCCCAATGTCTCACGATAAAAACAAGAACCTTCTATATCACCTGTGAATCCCTCAGCATCATCATTTGTCAGGTCTTGGTTCAGGAAATCTTTGTATGAATACTTTATGTTCATCTGTCCTAATATTATAAGTTAATTCTTTTATAACACAATTATTCCCATCTGATACTATCCTTAGACTCAACAATCTTCTTTTTGTTAAACTTTTCCCTAGCCCAAGTACTCCGATACCTCGGCCCCATAAAGTCCTCAGATTTACCCTCAACAGATTCTTCAGTACCATCATCAAACTTGAAAGTGCGAATATATATTTTAGTCTTTTTCTTAGGCATATTAGATAGCAATTACGTAATAGCTTACGAGTATATCCATATTACCACCAGTAGGATCAGCAGAAGTAACTCGTAAATCCTCGTTACTCGCACCCTGA